ACTGTCTGTACTGCCCAACACGCTTTGTATATAAGTATGTCTCCATCTATCAATAGTCTCAAAGTACCCATAATAATCTCCCTTCTTTAAATGTTCTTGGTAGTGACACTCATCACATAAATATATACACTTGAAAAGTTCGGGTAAACTTTTTCTAAAAGATTCTGTCCACACTAATCTTGATATTTTATCTCGTTTTTCTTCAGAATTCTCATGATGAAAATTCAATGCTCTTTTAGTATTAACTGTACCACACTGCTCACACCTGAAATTTTTAAACAAAACAAATAGGTACATTCTACAATGTCTGGAATATGCCCTGTACTTAGCAACATCATAATGAGTGTAAGGATTTTTTGATAATAAAAACTTATAAAAACCGTTACAAAAAGCTACTAGTTTATCAAATGTATCAATGTGTTTCAGCCCAATTTCTTCCAATTTTAGACGTTCCACTAAGAGGGCATCCAAATTCGTAGTATTCTCCAGCCCTTTTAATGGCTGATTCCGCTTGGGGTCCAATAAATCTTTTGGCATACCTCTCCTTACATTCAATTTGAAACTCATCGTGAATATTAGCTACAAATTCATAATCTTCAGGAGCATTAAAACCTAAAAATTTAAGCCTTTCATCCAAAAGAACTAAAGCTTTCTTCATAAGCACAGCTCCAGCACTTTGAAGTAAGGTGTTTAAAGCAGAATGTTCTGAACGTACATGGAGTCTCCTCCCGTCCAAACCGATAAGGTGTCCTCTCCTGCGGTAAACTTGCTTGACAGCTTCAGTTAATTTAAGTAAGCCATCAACACCGTTCAATAACTTCATCCTAGCTTGTTTACCACCACGAATATTAGTCCCTAAGATCTTACCTAACTTTTCATTTCCTGCTCCATAAATAAAAGCATAGAAAAATGTCTTGGCAGTATCTCGTGACTCTAATCCCACTAGTTTTTGATTGATAGAATGAATGTCAGTTCCATCTTTTGAGTTTCCTTCAACAGCAGCAGTAGCATATTTGCCATTATCATATCTTTTTAAGTATCCTGCTAAAGCTCTAAGCTCTAGGCCGTCAGCATCACAACCAACTAACACCTTATTCTTAGAAGCCTTGAACAATTCTCTACACTCTTTGCCAAAAGGACTGTAAACAGCAGGAACTTGAGCTATATTAGGATAAGAATGAGTACATCTACCAGTAACAGCTCCATTAGTGTTTACATTCCCAAATATTCTCCCCTCTTTCTCCAGTTTCAACCAAGCATTGTCACCTTCAGCGAGTTGAGATATTCTTTTAGACAACAAGAAATGATTAAACAACTCATCACAACCTGGATAGGGAAGAGACTTTAAAACTGTCTCATCAATTTTAGGTTTACCATTAGGAGTAAAGTCTTTAGGTTTCCAATCATAATCTTTCTGAAGCTTATAACTTATATGGTCCCTGCTATTAGGATTAAAGTCTACCTTTTCTACCTTGTTAAAACTTTGACCAGCAGTATAACCTTTAGCCTTGTTATCCTTCTTAGGAGTAAAAGTTCCCAAGTCCCTATACCAACTACCAAACCGTTTCTTTAACCTACTTCCAATTTGTTCTTGTTGCTTGAGAAGATTTACATATAAATTCTGTCCCTTCTTAACATCAAAAGAGAAACCATTTTCAACCTGTCGTTGGATTAAAGAAGCAAACTCATGTTCTAACTTGATGGCTTCATCAGAACATTCAAGTTCATATAAACGATCAAAAAGTGTAGATGTTATACCAACATCCTGAGCACAATAGTCTGCCATTTCTTCAGTAAACGTAGACCAATCTGTAGTGTCATTATTAAATTCACCCTTTAACATCCCTAACCGATAACCCCAAGCTTTTAAACTATGAGAACCATAGAGTTTGGTAGGAATACGTTTCTTCTTAGCATCTAAGATCATCATATTAGAATAAACTAAGCGTGACACTACTAAAGTATCATTTATCTTTGTCTCCTTGTTAGGAGTCCAACCTAAAAGTTTTTTTAGTACGGGTAGGTCATATCCTAATATATTATGTCCTGTCAAACCTTCAGCATTGGACATGATCTCTAAGGCTTGTTCTAAATTGTCATACGGGTACTCATTGGCAAACACCTGAGAAGCTCGTGCTCCTTCTACTGTCATAGCTAAACAATGGATCTTGGAGACATCTGGAAGTAAACCATCGGTTTCCAAATCAAATATTATATTCATACTTAAAATACCTCTTCAATATATTCACATTCTCTCAGCCTACCTGTTTCCCTGTCGTAGTATAGTCTCGCTGCAACTCCTGTCGAACTTCCCTTATACCTTGCTTTGAGTATTCTAACAGTTGTTTCGCCTTCTTCTTGTTGATTTCTTTCGAGTCCAACCACAAAATCACTAAGCTGAGCGATGCTTCCACTCCCTCTAAGGTCATTAAGTGAGATTTGTCTGCCGTCTTCATGGCCTCTCCCGTCTGCTGGTTTTCTTAAGTGAGATACAATAAAGATACCTAAGTTTACTTCTTCTGCAAGAGATCTCAATTTAGTCATCAAGTTATCTATGAGTCTTCTTTCATCCCCACTTTCAATACCACTAATCATAATAGAAATATGATCAACGATAATCCAAGAAACATTACAACTCCTTGCTAAGTATCGGATACGGTTAGAGAGAACTTCTCCATCCATGCTGCCCCAATGATCATAAAGAAAAAGCCTCCCTGTATTTAATGTTTTTTCCCATATATCCCGTAAAAATTTTTCTTCTAAATTATCCTTTAGGTGGAGCATTTCATTGGCTTCGATTGACATGAAGTCAATGGCTGCCTGACGTACAGATTCTTCAAGAGCAATATAACCAACTGTTTCTCCTTTTGAGAGGAAGTATGATGCAATTTCTTTAACAGCGGTAGATTTTCCAGCCCCTGTTCCTGCACAAAACGTAACGAGTTCACCTTTTCTAGCTCCCAAAGTAAGGTTATTAAGTCCCTGCCAAGGATACTGCATATCAGCAGCTTGCATAGGAGTGCTCACTAGGTCCCAAGTATCTTCTCCTGCTATGATTCCATCGGGCCTGTAAACTGAAGCTCTGAATATAGCGTTGATAATATCAGATCCACGATTAGCTAAGAGCATATCGTTAGGGTCTTTAAGGGGGAGAGAGGCTATTTTACATCTGCCTGGTGGGAAAAGTTCTGCTACCTTACGAGCTGCATTATTACCTTGAGAGTCGTTGTCAAACATTAATACTATTTCTTCAAAACTACCTAACAACCACTCCAAGTCTTTAGCTATAGCTTTACAGGCCGATCCTACACCGTTTGGAATAGATACTACAGGGTACTGACAACGCTGAACCTCAGCTACAGACATAGTATCTATCTGTCCTTCTGTTATGACAATACGTTTTCCAGAAGTCCAGCATTGTCTTCCCCATAAACCTAAGTCTCTAGTTTCTCCTAAAATCGGGAAATCTTTATCTTTAGTTCTTAACTGTTGGGCTATTAATTTGTTCTCCTCATTAAAATAAGGAGCAATATGAACCTTCTTATTATTATCGTAACTTACTTGGTATTTAAAAAATCTGCAAGTTTCTTCTGAGATTCCACGTTTTCCCAAGGGTTCATAAACACCCTGTCTAAAAACACCGTTGGAGCTTGAAATATGTGGAACATCAACTGTATTACCACTAGGCTCATAATGATCACAATTATCACCGAAACAATACGCATGACCATCTGGATACCTCGCTAAATTATCTTTAGAATGACATTTTGGACACGGCTCGTGTACTACTCCTTTTTTATTTCTCTCAACCATGAATCAGGCACACTCCTTTCCGCATAGATAAATCCATGCTTGTCACACCACCTACCATAAGTGGTAGATGAACCCTTGTATAACTTCTGCCTGGAATTAGTAAAAACAAATCTTAAATCTATATCAGGGTGTTGTTCTTGGACTAAAAGATGTTTAGTCCTGTCCTTAGCCAAGAACCTACCCTTAGTTTCAATATAGATCTTCTTGTTTTTTCCCACTAAAATAAAATCAGGTGTATAGTGCTTCGGTACAGGGATATACTTGAGTTTTTCCTTCTCGTAAGAATAGGCTACACCAGAAGCCTTTAACTGGCTGGCTATTCGTTCTTCTAAGCCACTTCTGTAGCCCTCTCGTATACCCCTGTACCTCTGCCTTCTAGTTGTACGTTTCATCTTCTTGAGCACTAACTTTGAGATTAAGTAATAACTTTTGTACTGATCGAACCTCATGAAATGCTTCTTGTGGAAAATGTCCACAGGTAATCATAATCAACACACTTTCAACCAAAACCGCTAACTCCTCGTTTTTTAAATTGCGGAGTTTATTAGCTATCATCTCTTGGTCCATGTTATTACAAAATTCATAACTAGGCATTTTAGAAGTCCTCATTTTCATCATCAGTAGAATCAGAATCTTTAGCTACCTTTCCCACAAAGCTACCTTCATCCTTCCCCCAGTCAACATCATCTTGCTTAGTATATTCAACTAAGTCTACAATACGAACCTTCTGCATACGCAAAGTAACACCGCCAGCCCCCTGATTAAAAGGGACAGCCTGATATGCTATCTTTAACTTACTGCCAGCTCCTACTGGATTCAATACACGATTTCCAACAGTATCCAGGAGTATTGGCTTCTGAGTAAAGGTGTCTCCACTCTTAGTTTTAACTTTAGCTTTCAATTTAAAGTTAACAACATAATTTTCTGTCTGTTTTCCCTGATCATCCATCTCAGGTTTAACAGGATTATGTTTGCCACCATTCATCAAAGGGTCTACTACCCCTTGAATGGATTTAATATCCTTCTTGTTGAAAATCATCTTGACTTGATAAACACCATCTGCATCAAAACGAGTATCAGGGGTATTCAACCAAGGCCATGCTGCGGTTCCTATAGGTGTTACATGAATTGGTAATTTATTAGCCATATTATAGTTCTCCTATTATATATTTTTCTGCTCCACCAAACTCAGGAATTTGTTTAAACTTACAATCCCTTCTCATCTTGCCTATCATTTCCATTACGTCACTAATGCTCCTTTCTTTGACCATCTTATTTAAATATAAACAGTTGAATACTGCTGCAAGTATAGCATACTTCTCAGCTTTAGTAAAACCATCTAAACTGTCTACTACTCTCATCATACCTTGTGCTACATTTTTAACATTGACATTCGCCATGTCAACTGAAGAAGAATTCTGCATTGTTCACCTCATTGATGTTTAACTTACCGTATTTTGGAATTTTAGGAAAAGTATTTTTACAAATAGAAGGAGTAGCCGTTTGCTCCTCTGCAAATTTCTGAAGGACATCTTCTTTATAAATCTCAATAAAAGTTGTTCTTAAGTTATCACTTAAGCGTTCCATATCACACGCATGGGTCCCAAATGAATCATGAACGATAGAAAAACTCTGAATGTCAGTATAAGATAGATTAACAGTTTTCATTAAATGACAAGCATCCATACTATGAACATAGTTAGGAGCTATACCATTAGTCTGTTTATGTTTATCTAGTTTGTCACCAACTCCATGTGCAGAATATAAAGAAGCAACTTTACCATTTATAATTGTTCGTATTTCTTTAACTATGGGTCTTAGGTATTTCTGTTTCACTATAAATCCTGTAGGTACGGTCCAGTAGATAGGTTTAGCATCTTTACTCAAAACTCTAGCACACTCTTGAAGCCAATCCATACCTTCCCTAGCCGACACTACTACTTCTCCTATAGATTCATAAATTACAGTAGCTAAGTATTTACAGAAAACCCACAAGTCTTTGTCTTTAGAAATTGTAGAAAAAACTATTCCTTTGTCTAATTGTTTCTTCAGCTCCTCGTATATCTGTTCTCTCATTCCATAAAGAGTAGCCCCGTAAGGAGTAGTCATAACAGGTCTTTTAACGAGTGCTCTATTTATATCCAAGTCTGAAACTATAGCTTCAGGATCAGCTTTTACTTTTTCTCTAACCTTATCTTTAACAATATCATAAATGTCTTGAGGATCATCAGTCATAGTAAGGTTTACAGCCTTGCCTCCTACATCATCTCTTAACATAGCTGAGAAGTGTTGCAAGCCATTACAAGAACCATCTACAGTAATAGGTAGATGACTGACAAACTCAGGATCTGTTTTAACTTTGACATATTCAATACAGGCTCTCAGGAATTGCCAAGGTTTATCTGCATCCATCCACCACTTATTAATTAAAGGCTCTTCACCCACCTTTGTTATAGCCCAATCATGTAGTTCTGCCCACTCTACTCTTTCTTCTAAAGACACCTTATCATGACCATAACAATTAGCTAGGTGGACCTGTAACCAAGGGAAACCTGAGTCACCTAGAGGTTTACCAGCAGAGAACTCCAGGAGTCCTCTAGCTGAGTCTTCCCCTTGTGGATTCAGGAATGCCGTATTAGCATACATTCTTCCCCTGAAATCTAAAGTGTGTGGAAAATAAAATGTCTTCTCATCCTTGAACTTTCTTGCGGTCCACATGAGTTGACTGAATTGTATTCTCTTGGTTTTTAATCTTATGTTATCTGCATGGATAAGAGAAGCCAGCCTTTTCCATTCTATTTGTTCTTCCTTGGTTCCTTTTTTTGGATAAGGTTCTAACATAGTTCTCTCTAAAAATTCTGGAATGACCTTGCAGCTTGCCCGTGAATTAAACAGATCATCCATTACCTCAAAAGTCTCCTGGTTTATTCTCCACCCTGTCTCTTGGACTATGTTTACAGCCTTCTTGACTTCTTTGAGATCATGCTTTTCCAGCATCTCAAGGTAGGAGTGATCCATAGTTTTCACTAGGTTTATATGAGTGTAGGTGTAGTAGCCACCTGAATAAACTGAGTCCCACTTTCTAGGTGGTATTAGGCAAGGTAGTTTAACTGGATTATATAATTCACAAATAGAATTCTTCTTGTCTATCCATTTCAGAGATTCCTCAGTAGCTTCAAGCCAGTAGACACTCTTTCTTTTTTGACCGCTGGTATTATTATATAGATCTACTTTAAATAACTTCGTAGCTTCGCATACCAGCTCTACCATCATTTGACCTAACCTAACCTTATTTCCAGGGAGCCAACTCTTCCATTCTATTCCAGCTTTATTAGAAGAATGTACCAGAACTCTTTTCTGTTTACGGTAGTTAGTAGTGCGCTTATTTAAGTCCCTCATAATGACACCGTAAAGGGCAGGATTGGAGTCTTTAAAGAATCTGAATCTAGCTTCATCTTCTAAGAAAGACCCCAACTCATTTGCTACCTTTACGAGTTTGACAGGAGTAGAGAGATGGTTCACACACGCTTTTAAACTTAGGAAGGACATGACATCGCTTGGTAGCTCGAATAGTCTCTCTACTGCATCGGTAGGATATTTATATGGAGTACCTTCATTATAATTTTTCTTTAATTCATTAACTCTCTTCTCTACTTTAGCCACACCTTTCCTTAAAAACTGGACTCCAGCAGGAGTAGTGGACTCGTGCTTACCCTTCTTAGCTTGCCTGTTTTCTTCTCGAAACCTTTTAATCCCAAGAGCTACCATTTCAGCTTCTAGGTCTTTTTGTCGCTGTAGCATAGGTTTTTACCTTTTTTATGAAATTTTGACCTCGTGAGAAGCCGTACAATCCATTATTATGGGTTGCCTAAGGGTCTAGCACCTACCTTTTAGGCTCCTATACAGTTCTCTTGAATACATGGCGGTAAACACAAAGTCTCCCACCAGGAAGCCATATTGCTGGGTGAAAACCCACCATGCTAGAAAGCAGAAGTTACATAGGATTCCTGAGTACAAGGCATACTTGGACTGTCTATTAACAAGCCTGACAGACCAAGCTGCCCATACTGTCAAGGTGAACTCTATTAGATAATTAGTAATCATTTTGGTTGATATGTTTTTTGAGTCATAGTTTTCCAAGGACCTCTTACCATCATAGGATAGTTAGTGTCTGTTAAGTAACAAACTTCCTGCCCCATAGATAGACTATGGTACACAGCCCACCCCTCCTTAGTAGGCTTAGTATGACAAGGAACTTGGATAGCACTATAACTGGCTTTTACTCCAGACTTGTAAGTAACCACTAATTGATTAGGGATTTCATTTATTCCCCAATGCACTCCTGTAGAAGCTGGAGGTATTAACAAAGTTAAAGTAATCAGTATTTCATTCATCTTCGTATTAGTCTAGTTTTCCACAGTTTTTATTAGTTGGAGTACAATGCTTAAAGTTCCATTGTTGGTCTACTTTGTTGTACTCCTCTATTCGATTGGTAATTACTTCTTCAAATTGACTACGAATTTGGATATAATAAAATATTGAACATACAATAATCCCTATAAAGATCCATAATCTAATCA